TACGCCAGAGATTAATAAAATTAGGATTTAATGAGCATAAAAAGAATAGATTTATATATGGCGATAACTTTAAAATGCCTGCGAAGCCGGAAGAGAAGCCAGAGATTAAAAGGATTCGGGAAGAGCGGGAAGGATGGGTAGTGTAATGAAATATTTTATTCTGATTATCGGAATTTTCTGTTCGGTTACAATGTGTTATCTTATTATATCTAGCTGGATAACGGGGCAGGATATGGAAGGGGCGGAAATGCTACCATTAAGCATTTTTGGATTTGTATATTGTGTTGGTGTTTTATGTGGAAGCATTTTATTTTTTAAAAGGGAGAGAAGATAAATGGCAAATAAAAAATCAAACATTAAGCCCCCTCTGAGCGCCGAGGAGCAGGGTAAAGAATATAGCGAATGCTGGGTTGTAACCTCAAAAGGTGTGTTTTCCCCCAACCAGATATTCACAAAGGAAAAGAAGGATGAGAAAAAAAAGGTTAAAAAAGCAAAGGGCGTTAAGAGTAAGCAAATATCAGATAAAGACTATCTTGACCAGAATGGCCTGATACCGCTACCGTTTGAGGTGGCCTCCCTTCTCAAGCTTCAAGATAATTGTTCATATTTTGATGCCTGTGTTAAACAGATCGCAAAGGATGTTATAGGCCAGGGCTGGACTCTACAGCCGGTTGATAGTGATAAGGAAAATGAGGCGGAAAAGCAGAAGATTGAAGAATTTATAGCTGAATCAGGTGGTGATAGAGATGAAACATTTGGAGATACGCTTGAAAGAAGCATTATAGATTGGGGCGTTATAGGATGGTGGGGCTGGGAGATATCAAGGGACGGAGATGAGGTTAATGGTATATGGCACGTGCCGGCTCAGACAATCCGAGTGCATGAATCGCATGATAAATATTGTCAGATCCGAAATAATAAAAGAGTTTGGTTCAAGCGGTTCGGATTAGATGAGGATATTAACAGCAAAGATGGAGAATTATTGAAAGAATCTGATTCTGATAAGCAAGCTAATGAGATGATATTTTATCGGAACTATTACACGGGAAGCGATTACTACGGTGCTCCGAATATCCTGCCTTCAGTCGGATCTGTTTTAGGGCTTATTGCTGTGCGTGATTACAACCTGGCTTTCTTTGAGAACTACGGGGTTCCGGCTGCTATAGTTTATTTGACCGGGAAATGGGATAAAAACTCAGGGAAACAAATATCAGACTTTATTGATGTTGAGATTAAGCGCACTGAGAACGCACATAAGACAATTGTCATGCATTCGCCTGAAGGCGGTACAATGCAATGGATACCATTGGATATGACCCAGAGCAAGAAGGAAGGATCATTTGAATGGTATAAAAAAAGCTCAAGCGAGGAAGTGCTTGTTGTTTATAAAATGCCGCCTTATCGGATAGGGATTGCAGAGCAGGGATCACTGGGTGGGTCGATTGCACCGGAAGCTACGAAAATTTATATAAGCTCAGTTGTTATTCCGCTTGAAAATGTTGTTAATCGCTTGGTAACTAATAAAATCATACATGAGGGGCTTGGTTGTGAAAGCTATAAATTTGTATTAAATGGGGTTGATCTGCGGGATAAGGATGCAGAGGTTAAGCGGCAGCAGATGTTATTTTCTGTTGGAGCTGTGACTCCAAATCAGATTAGACAGTTACAGGGAGAGAAGGGTTATGGCCCGGAAGGAGATCAATATTTTGTTTCGTCCTCATATATTCCGATAGGCGAGGAAGCGGTTGAGAAGCGGGAGGGCGCTATGATAGCGGAGCTTGAGAATCTGAAGGCAAAGGTTGATGAGGTGCTGGAGAAGAAATGAATAAATATAAGAAATATTCATTATTGTCATTTCTTGTATCAATTGCTTTAAGCTTAATTTTGATTATTTGTTATATTGAATTAAAGCCTGGAGATTGGATATTATTATTATATCCTTTATTCGCAACTATTGGGATGACAATGGGGTTTAATTTCTTAGCGAAAATGGATGAGGAGAAAAGAATGAAAACAAAAAATAGCAATGTTGGCAGAAAGGCAAGGGAAGAAGAGGTTATTCCAAATTGGCCTTCCCCTCCAAGGGAATCATATACCGCATTGGAATTGCAGGAATTACTTAAAGAATATAATAGGGAACGCTTTAATTTAGAGCTTGAAGATGGCCGTTATACACCGGATAATTTTTTAAAATGGCTTAGAGAAAGAGAGGATAGGGAGAAGAAAGAAATAAAATATTCCTTGCGTGATTTACAAAATATGTATGCAAGATTTCTTATTGAGACAGGAGTTGAATATAAAAATAATTGTATTCCAAGCTTAATGCCTGGAGAGTTTATAATATGGATGGAGAAGCTTTTAGCAGGTGAGGTAAAATGATAGATAAATCTATAAAAATTAAGAATTTCCCTGAAAATATTATAATTGGAACCAGGGAATATCCACAAGAAAAAGTAATCCCGGCTGCCATTAAAATCATGACCGCACTTAAAGAAGAAATGAAAGACAAATCATATACTATATCGGAGTTGAAAAATTTGCTTAAAGAATACAACAAAGAACATTATTATTATGTATTGCATGGGGATGATTGCTATACGCCAGAGAATTTTCTAAACTGGCTAAAGAAGAAAGAGGAGAAATAAATGAGAAGTCTTAAATTTCCGAATTGGCTTAAAAAAATTGAAACAAAAGACAAATATTATCAATGTCCTTATTGTAATAAGCTTATGGAGAAATAAATGGATGAACACTGTTGCGATAGAATGAAATATTTTGTAAATAAAAAGATCATCGAGGTTGATAAGGGTGATTATTATCTTGTCTGGAATGATTGGCATGAAGTGAAGGTTGAGAACCAGAGAGACCAGCTTGAAATATTATATTACTGTCCCTTTTGTGGGGTAAAATTAGGAGATGATTAAATGGCATTATTAATTTTTCTTAAACAGCCAGACAGAGCAATTGCGGCTGAGAGTAACAAAAAAGATATAATGAAAGAATTGGGAATTCAATTCGATAAGCATTCAACTTTTATCTTCAGAACTCTTGAGGGTAATTCGATATTAGTTCCTAAAGATAGTATTTCTTATATCCAGGAGATTTCAAAGGAAAAGCTAATAAAGCAGAAGGAAGCGTTTGATAAGAAACAAAAACAGCAGCAGCAACAGCAAGGGAAATTAACAATTCCTACCATGAGCTTTCCTAAAAACAGGAATTAAGCACATGCCACAATCACTTTCCAAATCAATCAGTGTGGTACTTGAAAAACTTGGACGCAAGCCTAAGGCAGTGAGGAATATGCGCCGGCTTATTACGTTAAATGAGCGGAAGCTCCGACCTAAAATAGATGAATGGATGAAGCTGATGATTAAGGATATCCAACGAGGACTATCAAAGCTTAAATCCAAGAATAGCAAGCTTGCTGATTGGAAAGAAATTAAGGAGACTGGCAACCTGATTTTAAAGCCCACGATTCTATCTATACTCGGAGAAGGCGGAAAGGCTGTAGTTGATCGGAAGATAATGAAACAGGATCGATTTGATGAGATAGGTGTAAAAGCGGTTAAGTGGGCTGAAAAACACACGGCAGCTTTAGTAGTTGAGATAACAAATGAAACAAAGGCAGCCATAAAAGCATTTATAGTTGATGCTGTTAAAAAAGGGCAGTCAATTCCAGTAATAGCAAAACAGCTCAGGCCACTTGTGGGGCTTACAACAAGGCAAATAATGGCGGTTGCAAACTATGAGGAATGGCTTATAATTAATAGGCCTGAATATTCCGTTAAAGTAATTCGGGAAATGGCAGAGGTCAAGGCGAGGCGGTTGCATAGGTATAGGGCGCAGTTGATAGCCCGGACTGAAACGGCAAATTCATTGAGCGAAGGAATCCGGCAAGGCTATATGCAGATGGGAGTTAATAAATTACAATTTGTAGCTGGCCCGGGAAGCTGTGATGATTGCGCAGCCTTAGACGGGCAAATATTTCCGATAGCAGAGGCTGAGGGTGTGATTGCGGTTCATCCTGGCTGCCGTTGTACGATGATTGCAGCATAGAGAAAAAAGATGACAGAAATTAAGAAATGCCCCAGGTGTGGGGCAGATATGAAAAAGAAAGTAACCTGCTGCCGGATTATATTAAGCTGTACTAAATGCCGGTGGAAGGAAGTATTAAGAAAGAAAAAATGATGGGGGTTTAAAATGCGAATAGAAAATATAAATAAAGATAATCTTAAAAAAGAATCGGATAAAGAATTATTCAACCTGCGAATGCGATTCTCCCAGATATTCAAGAAGTTCTACAAAACCAATCTGTTCAAAAAGAGTAGCTTTAATTTCCTGGATAGAAAGGATTTCCTAAGCAAATATAAATTGCTGAATAGCGAGATAACAGCCAGGGGACTCAAGGTCAACAAGAGCAACGAACTTGATAAGGTAATCTTCAGCAAAGAGATGACCGGGGTTGATGTTAGGAGCTTACCTGAAGTAGTTGTCATGAACGATTTTATTTCAATACATGGATCATTTATTAAAAATCCGAAAGAGATAGGATCGTTTGATATTATTATTAGGGATGCGGAAGATAAAAGGACAGTTGAGGTTGAGGAGCGGGTTAAGCAGGTATTAGAGGAAGAGCTGGGGAAGGATTCTACAGTAACAAAATCAGCAGAGGATATGCCGGAAGATTGTATCCCTTTATACGATCTGGTGTTGAAGCCTATCGATAATTCCAAGCCCAGGAAAGAGGATAAATCTGTAATAAAAACAGATCAATGGGGGCAGCCAAAAGAAGACGAGGAAGGCAAAGAAATTAAAATAGAAGACATTGATAAAGCAGATAAGATTGATATAACTAAACCCTATCCCTCGGAACATTCTGCCAGACTCCGGGAACCTGGTAAATATGACCATTTCAGACGAACAAGGGGGGGTAAGATAT